AAGATAAGGCTCGCCGGAAGCTGCGCCAAGACCGGGTTGCGTGCCATACTGCTCAATTCGTACAATAGGGCCTAGAGCCTTTACAGAAGAGTCTTTAGAGACAGTATAGAGAGCGTTGTTCGTGCGGTTATCTGGAGTGCGATATCCAGAGTTAATCAAAACCTCCTGAAGCTTGTCGCTTACATTTGGGTCGATTGGATCAACAAGGGTCATAGTGATATCATCCCATGTTACTTGTCCGGGATACTTAAAAGTATGTCCAAAATATTTATGCTGTTGCTCGTTGATGGAAAAGCTTGGCTTATCTACCTTTCTTGCAACATAAGATGGAATGTTTGAATTATGCAAGTACACAAGCCACTTATGCTGACGCTTTGGCTCGATGCTTGTTGAATTCCAGAATTGATCACTGCCCATTTTTTTATTTTCTCCTGTTGTACTAAATAGTAGTTATGCTATAAATTATCTTTATTAATCTGCGAATGAAGCCCCGGAATCTGTGATTACAAAATCAAGTGCGATAAATTCAATTGCTTGCACTGGTTTCAAGAACACTTTTGCGTACATAATGTTTCTGTCTACCAGATCTGGTGTGGTGGTTGATTCATCCAACACAACCTTAAAGTCAGCCAAGCCCAAGCGAGACTTAACGTCATTCAAAATGCTCTCAACGCGAGCGGAGAAGCCGTTCCATGTTGCTCTTACATTCTGCTCGAACAATGTGGTTGCTGCAACTCTGGAGATCTCTCTCTTAAGGAAGATCAAAAGTCTGCGGACATTAATTCGATTAAGAGCGGACTCCGTTACCTGAAGCGTCTTTTGGCCGAAGACCACGATACCCTCTGCAGGGAAAGAAGCGATTGGATTAACGTTTACTTCATAAAGCTTATCTCTCTCTTCGGAGGTTAATTGATGTTTTACACCAACAACTGGGAAACCGATCTTGCCGTCGCTAAGACCACCGCGAGTAAAGCCGGCAGGTGCAAACCATACGTCGCGAACTGATTCGCTGTATGAGAGAGTACCCAAGCCTACTACTGAAGGTGGTACGAACAGTAATTGGTTAGCCAACGAATCTCTAATCTGTACAAACGGATAATACGCTGCACCATAACTTGAGTTAATTTGACGATTCTTGAGTTTTTGCACTGCTGTGTCGACATCCGGTTTACGGTTGGCCTCTGTAGCTGTACTTTCGTGTGTTGGAACGTAGTCATCTTCCAAGTCGATAATTGCGAGAGCATCTGCTCTTTCTTCGCAAACATCAATCATATGATCTGTAACGCTAGTATTTGTAATACCGGGCATTGCCATCAAGTTACACTCAACAAACTCTGGATCTCTTGCTGTATCGATAGCTCTAAGAGTTGAGAAGAGGGTGTAATTGGCTTTAGCATCAGAAGAGTCGTCCAATCTTGTATTTCTGAATGGATCTTTCTCTGTAACATCCAGACCGTCAAATCCGCCGTGGAAAAGAGTCGTGAATCGATTGTGGCCAAAGCTACTACCGGTAAGCACGGCATTTGTTCCACTCAAAGCTGTCAACGAAGTACCAGCCAAGCGAGAGCCAGAAACGTATTTAACATCTCCGGAGCCATCTGCGGAAGCAGACAGATTATCAAGCGTGAAAATGAAAGATGGCTCAACGTATGTTGCGCCCTCAGTTACAATTCTTGAAGAGTCGCTGTTAAAGGTACCGATACCAGAAGGAAGCGCTCTCAAAACATCCACTGTGCTCGGAGCGAACACTCCAGAACCAGATTTAGAAGTCGACATACCGAAATATGCTGAATTTTTCTTTGGAAGGTTGTCCTCTGTGTTCGAGTGACGGAGAATTGGCTGTGGCCAAATCAAGGCACCCGTAAGACCAAGTTGGAACTTTCCGCCACCGGTTGCAATTGCAGCAGGGCTCTTGATACCTTCGAAGTGCGTTGGCAAATAAGCGCCTGTGCTGTGTAAAATCCATGACTCAGTACCAATGTTTCTTCCTGTTCCGATAGCGACCTTTTTAGGACGTGGAGGACCATACATACCCATAGGCATAAGATTTGCTGCGTCTCCGTTGGAAACAACCTCATTGACCTCAACAGAAATGAACTTTGACATATTATTATAAGTTCCGTACTCTCTGTAAGATCTTTTTGTATTATCCCACTCGACATACTTATCACCAATCTTTCTACAAATATAGTTTGCAGAATTTGGATTAAGATCACATCCGCTGAAGCGCTCAACAAGTTGAGGAGAAGCATCGCTGTCGTCGATCTTTCTGATCACAACTGTAAATGTTGAGAACTGGGGTACTCCCAGTGCTGCTGACTTTGGAGGTGTAATATCTTGAATGGATACCTTAAGATTTCTTTGTGTCCACTCTCCCGGCTCCAATGAGTGTAATCTAAATAACTTTTGAAGCTGATGTGCGTTGAACGTTCCCGCTGCACCTTGGTGCTGAGCTACAAACCAGCCTGTGCGGCCTGCCTGCATCGGGCGTTTGTGGTTTGCCCAGTCATAGCCGCCGCCAACAGATTTCAAAGGAAGCATTGTTGCTGCACCAATGTTATTAAGTGTTGACAAGCCTGTTCCGGCCTCACCTACGCCATAACCATTAACTGCTGCTCCAGCACCACCGTGTTGGCCTGCGCCACCGCGCTGTTGGTCGAGAAGTTGTCTTTCAAAGGTTTCGCCTAAGAAATAAGCTTCTGTGGTTGAGTAGGCATTAGAGTTAACCTTTGCAGGGTTTGTATTAAACACCTTTCTAATGAACTTCTCTGAATTCTCGTTAAAGTTGAACTCGATCTTCTTTGCACCAACGCTGTTTAGAGTTGCGATCTCAGCCTGAGTTCCAACAACCATCGTAAACTGTCCACTTGCATTTGCACTAGAAGTAACAAGAAGTGCACCGTGCGAAGCTGTTGGGAACATTGCAGGATCCTTTGCTGATGTGACTCTTGCTGTACCCGTGAGCGCCAATGTCGTAGAGGCATGGTTGACATAAAAGATAGCTGCCAATGTTCCAGTGTGTGGAGTGGCGGCTGCTGTGGAAAGGGTGTCGAATTTTGGGAATACGAAAAGTCCGTATGCACCATCTGGTGAGCTAGCACCAACCTCACCCATATCCCAACCAGCCTTTCCGCCGGTTCCGGCAGGGCCGTCTGTGCCGCCCGCGGATGCGTTGGGATCTTCTGTTCCGAGAAGACGAATAACGGTACAAGAAGGGTTGTTTCTTAACCAAGCCTGAGCGGCGTATGCGGCGTATGTAGGAGCAAGGTAGTTACCATTTCTCCAGACGTCGCCGTCTGTTGTTCCTTTACCTGAGATTGGATTTCCGAAGATCTCTACAAACTCGGAGAAGGAATTTACTATTGTTGGGCGCATGCCGGGGCCGCGCTCAAATCTACCGATGAGCACTGGTCCGGGGGCATCTCCCGCGCTAGGGTTTTGTGAATTATCAACTTCGCTGAGGAAGATCCCCGGTGAAACAAACTTAAACTTTTTTTCAGCCATGCTGTGACGTCTCCTTTATGACTACAATAATTGCTCTAGTAAATAGTTGTTTAATTTTCCAAAGTCCAAAACTAATCGCGATAAAATCCGCTCTTATCAGTGTGTTCTGGGATGTCGCCATAGATTACTCTTTCTCGTGGAAGTTTAACCTCCACAGCGTTCTCGCGAATAACAACTTTTGGCTGAGCCTGATTTTTGCCTTCACCTATTAAATAACCAAGAACTTTGATCTTCACTGTAGTCTGATACATTCTCTCGTCGACCTGTAAAGTGGAGACGTTATTGTTCTGTGCGAAGTCTTGATCAATAAAACTTTCATAGCGATGGCCATCGTTTTCCAAAAGGAAATAATTAATCCCTCCTGTCTTTGTAATAAACGGTGTAACCATCTCGTTCATTTGCTGTTGATACTCTGTTCTAAGTGTTATTTCATATGATACATCGACGTAAACCGGCATTGGAATAGACATTGTTTGATAAACAATTTTTTCATTCTTCTTTGCAAAGTTAACTTGGTCTCTTGCACCAGTATTTGTAGATGCATATTTTCCCTTACGCTTGGCGTCAGCATTAGCAAAATTAGCAGTCTTATCTTGGTTAATTCTTCTATTGATGATAATAGATCCTCCGCGCTCATCAATGTTCGGAGGTATATGAGCTTGAAAAATGCCCTTATTGCTAGGGTCTTTAACAACGCCGACTCTAGAGAGGGTGATAATAGGTAAAATAAGTGAACCATTGTCGTCTCGAAGTTCTTTTCTATTCTTAATTTGATGAGAACGTTCGGCTGACATCCAAATAACGGGAGACTTCTTCCACCCTTTGTTTGTTGTGCAGGATATGTCCACTTTTTTATCAATCCACTCAAACATAGCTTGGTCAATGTTTTCCAAAGTCGATGGCGCAATGATTGTTTCAGAAACAATGTTTCCATCTTTATCAATTGTATATTTATCTTTATCAATTGCCATCGAATAAACCCTCGCGTGCTCGGATACACTTTGCTGAGATTTCCATTTGGTGGCTTACCTGACCAAAGATCTGCTGTGGCTCGTTCAAACTTACAATCTCATAATAAATATCGCCATATAATACAAAATCGCCGTTGCGCACAAAAAGATCTTGATCTTCGGTTAGTCTTCTCTTGTGAAAGTGGACAATGATAGAAGATTTCACATCAATCCCAACGTTATCCATCCACTCAGTCTCGTCGCCGTCATATTCTACAAGTGCGTGCACTCGAATTGGAGGCAAATAGTTTTTTTCAATAGCTTCCCCGTATAAAGGGTGAAAGTTGCTGTTATTGACGCTTATTGGAAAGTAAAGAACCTGTTGACCAATGACTCTTTCAATTAATTCATCATTAACTTGCTTAACCAAGTCTCTTTCTTTCTTGCCTGTAAAAAGAGGAGGCGGTGGCGAAGCCGGTTGTGACCATTTCTTTGCCATTTTCTACCCCCTATCCTGTGAATATGCCCATGGGCAGTTTTTCTTGCATTGTTCCGACGTTTGCAACGATACTGGCGTCTTTTTCGACCAGCTTGTCGTAAGTCATCTCGTCAAGAACTGTCTTAAGCTCCTCTCGAAGAGCGGTCTGCTCTTCTTTTGCTTGTGATACTAAAGCATCGCCATTTAAAGTCACTGACTCTCCCGGAATTGGGATTGTTGCGAATTTAGATCTTACATGACCTAATATTTCTTTTGATAAGGACAATCCGAATCTTCGAATCCATTGTTTACCAATCGAATTGATCTTATCGTATGGAATGTTTGCAAACGGCAAGGTGTTCATATTATTAATGCCGCTCGTATTATTTCTTCTTTGATTGTTTTGATCCCAAGAGTTGTGTTCATTTGGAATAATAAATTCAATCCAATATTTGTTAGGATTTGAAAAGTTTCTTGTTGGTGAGGGAAATATTCTTAATTGATTATTCTTAATTTCATATGAATAGTGCGAGTTTCTAGTATAAATTGCATCCTCATAGGCCATGGCCTGCATCTTGTTTTGCCAAACTGGAATGATTTGGAATTGTGAATCGTCGGCATATTGCCCATAAGACTGCAAGTTACCAACGGTGTTTAAGCCACCATAATATCCATAAAACCTCCAAGAAGCCGCAGGTGTCTTGTAATAAACCTTTCTAATTAATATTTTATTCTTGCCAACTTTGTTAGAAAATTTATATGTATTTTCAGAGTCCACAGATGCAGAATACACAATTGCTTGAAGATCATAATCTTGCACTGAAGACGTGATATCAATTGAAGCTGAGTATACAGTATCAAAACCACCAACATTAACTTCATTTGAAAGAGCTTGTCCGACCCTTCTTGCATAAGAAAATTGGAAATTAGGATATTTAAGTTCCACCCTGTCTCCTTCTAGAGACGCTGAAAGCCCTGAGTGCTGGTTGAAAGAACCTGAGGAGATTAGTTCGCCGTCACTGTTAAAACTACCAGTTGCATCGCCTAGAGCGTCTGAGAGTACGTTCTTGGATTGATGAATGTTAACAATATAAGAATATTCTAGAACTGATTCTTCATAAGCTGCATAAACATTGCCCTCGGTTATTTCAATATCTAAAACATCTCCACCAAGTTTCTTATAAACGTAGCTAACTTGGTCGCGAGCACCCTGAAGGAATCCTGCTGAACCCGTATATACACCGATAGGGCACGCAGCCGCTACGTTTGTTGTGCTTCCGGAAGCTGGCAGAATTGTTGCACTTTGTGTGCTTTTGGGATTGAGGGGTGGTCGAGTGGCCATTCACGAGGGTCTCCTATAGCAAAGTAAATAGTTTTAGATAAAACAAAACCCCACTCGAAATTAATTAACTTACTCAAACCATATGTTGACATTCGCTGCCAAAGTTCGGCGCTCTCCCTCTCCGCGAAAGGGGTATACGCCATGTTCCAACCACTTGGGAAACAACCACAGACTGCCCACATCTGGGGCTACAGTCAAACTAGGTGTACATACAAGATCGTGAATATCATGACCTGTTGATTGTCCATAATTAAAATATGTCATTCCGTCCAATGCGGCTTTCTTCTCGTGCTTGGAGTCTGAATCTGCGGTCGAACTTAAGGAATCTGGTGTCTTCAAAAATAAAAACGACGACAATCCTGCTTTACTGGGTGTCTGGTGGTTATGTAGTGGGTTATAGTCACCTTCATAGTATTTATTATACCACATATCATTTACTTCAAATCTAGGCTTTTTTGTAAAAATATCATGATTATTAAGGCGGGCCGACTGGCCAGATATACTATTGGCCACCCAATGTAACAAGTATGTCGTTGTCGACTCTATCAGTATGTTCTTTAATTCAGCGAGACTCTCGTGCTCTGGGTCTAATTGCGTTTCTTCACCAATTTGTATTGCGCCGGCGAGGGAGCTTGCATAATCTTTTTTATTCTGCTGTTCGTTG